CTCTGTACGCCTAAGCCAATTGTTGGCTTAGGGCACACGTACTGAATCACACTAAGTAAGGAGGACGAGATGGCGCGAACACGGACAACGGGATCGAAGAGTTCTTCGATTCCTCAGCCCAATACTAACGTCAGACGCTATACAACGTGCACGGGTTACGATGGGGATATTCCTATCCTCTCGTATTCCCAAAACACGTATAATGGCAATGTCATCTTTACTCGTGTCTCAGATCTATGCTCGATAACCGATGTTATTGGCTCTCCAAAGAGTTACAATCCTGTAACTCATGAGAAGAGACACAAGCATTGGTTACTGCCGCAAACCTATTCGAAGGACGTCGCCCACGGCTTTTTAAAGCCACAAACTGGGACTAGACTTACTGGGCAAACTTGGACATCACCCGGTCATTTGACCGGTGCTGACTACAAGTATGCCGCGAATATGTATGCGACACCATCCGGACTTCCAGTCGTTGACTGGGATTCCGTGGTGGACGGCGTAGGCTCCAACATAAAAGGCTTGATGGACAACAAGATACAAATCTTGGTGACCCTCGGCGAAATCAGCAAAACAATAAGGATGTTTAAAAATCCTTTCGCTGCATTTCGGAGCCTCTACAAGTCGAAGCAGACTCTTTCGAGTCTTGCTCGGGCCGGTAGTTCCAGTTGGCTTGAGTATCGCTACGGGTGGTCTCAACTCTACCGTGATGTTCGCAATCTTGCGAATACCTACAGTAAGGTAAGATCCCATATGCAGTACTTAGCCGAAACTGCCGGTAAGGAGCGCAATGTGTCAAGGGCAACCGCCCTCACACTGAGCCCGGGTACTTCGTATACGACTGGCGTAGGATTGTGTCAACTTGTGTTTACACTTTCTACGTACAAGCGTGTGTCTAGGTTTTCAGTCAAGCACGTGTTGAATGAATCCGCAAGGAATATCACTCAACTCGAGCATTGGATGGAAGCTCTAGGCACTACGAAGGTAGCAGAAGCCCTATGGGACTTGGTTCCGTTCTCGTTTGTTGTGGATTGGTTTTTCCACCTCAACCGTTTATTGGACCAAGCTCCAGATTGGGCCTCGGCAAACGTCATATACATGGGCTATTCCCACAAGGAACTCTGGTATCACACCGTTAAGGTGAAATTACTAGATAACTTGTGGAACTATGGTCCACAAACGACGTTTCCGGGGCCGGAACACCTCGTGAAAACGAAGTATTCCAGAGTTCCTGGTTTTCCACCAGGAACCGACTACGTAGGTGCTTTTGGTGATTTATCCAAAACACACATAGCAGACGGCACTGCGCTGATTCTACAGAGATTGTAGAACCTTGCAGGTAAGTCGCTATATAACCATGGAGGGCCTAATGGCTTCCTCAACAATCACACTCAAGGATGAAGCCGACGCGAACGTCGTCTACACCCTTGTCGGTCAAACTGCCGATGGCGCTGTCTACAGAAATGCAGCAGCACCACTCGGTTTACCTCAAGGCTTAACATTCTCAATTAAATTGGGAGTGCCAGGCTCGAAGAGTAATGACCGCATCGACGTTAAATTGCATTTATCAGTGGAGAATTCTGAAACAGGACTGGTATCAACCGGTACTGCTAAGATCTCTCTGAGTTTGCCAAGAGACTCGGCCTGGACTGAACAGATGTCGCAAGACATTATGATTCAGCTTCAGGACTTGTTTTCTGACGCAAATGCAATTCTGATTGCCGATGGACTCGTACCATAAAGTGCGACTATTAAAAGTCACACTAAAGACACGAGCCTTCAAAATCTTTATAACAGTAAGCACAGCGGGTTTTATACTGATGTTAAATCAGTGCCCGTTGCAGCTGCTATTGTTCGGATAATGAAGGGTGAGTGTTGGTTAAGCCATACGACCTTAGGAGGAAACAGTGAAAACTGGGACCATAAGGCCTAGTGTGGAAGATCCACACTCTCTCCTCTCAGTTCTACATATGGACTGTGCTCTCGCTTATCCTACTCCCTTTCTTGCCAAGGACTTCGCGTATCTCAAACAGAGGTACGATAAGGAAGGGCTTGCATTTTTATGCAAGACTCTTCCGGCCCTTGGAAAAGCAATAGAGTCATCCTTAAGTTCAGGCAATTACTTGTCTGTCCCTATGGGATGGTCTCTTAAGAAAGGAAGCAGGTTGCCGAATCTGTTCAACGTATACTTTATGAGTATATTTGAACAGGATGGAGGGATCAAACAACCAACGGAAGCCTCTCGCTATGCAGTATTACTGCTAAGGCAAGTCTGCCTCTATTGGTCACGTTACCCCTCTCTGACGACGGAAGATGATCCTACACATGTAAGTAATTTCATGTGCAGGATTACTCGCTCGCGAGAAGACATTTTAACATCGTTGAATCGAATTGATTCTCCGACTAGATCTGTTTTTAAGTTAGCCAGACAACTTCTTCAAGTAGTCTTCGACCCGCGCTACGGCTGCGTACATGAACTCCTTAGGTTCCGAAAGGAACCCTGGGGAAAACATGGACCCGGCGCAGTAGCTGGACGCGAGACGGCGGAACAGAAGTGGAACTTCATCGATTGGCCTCATTTACCTCTGAAATTATTTCAGTGGGCGAACGAAGTCAATAATTGGCCTAAGCCCGATGGAGTCCCATCTGCTCGTGTTACATGCGTTCCGAAGGACTTTCGTGGTCCAAGGATCATATGTATAGAGCCCAAAGAGTTCCAGTTTGGCCAGCAAGGCCTAATGAAAACTCTCTATGGCTTGATGCACGAGCATCCTGTTACTAAGCGGCATATCAACTTCTTCGACGTCTCTGACTCGCGACGATTGTGTTTCGACACAAGATTTGCGACGATCGATTTGAAGGATGCGAGCGACAATCTTTCACTATTGCTAGTGAAATGGCTATTGCCCAAGAACGTATACCGCTTATTAGTGCGATACAGAACTCCCATGGTCAACGGGCAAGTTTCTACTTGCTTCGCGACTATGGGCAGTGCGTTGTGCTTCCCTATTCAGACCTTGATTTTCTGGGCGTTAGCTCAGAGTACAATCAAGTACTGGAGGAAATCACGACCACCGCAGGCCGTTACATATCTACGGGTATTTGGCGATGATATCATCGTCCCCGCATGGTGTGCAGCAGCTGTCTGCAACGTGCTTACCGCTTCTGGTTTAGTAATCAACCCATCCAAAACATGTATTTCCTCACACGTGAGGGAGTCATGCGGCGAATGGGTGTACGGTGGATTCTCATCCATCGTATTACGACCAAAAACCTTTACAGTATCATCAGGAGCGTCATGGGTAGCATTTGTCGACCAAGCGAAACAGGCTCATGAAAAAGGCCTGTTCAACTTATCGGCGCTGCTACTAGCTCAAGCGTTAAAGGCGTACACCCCTGCCGTAAGGCAGGGACGAAACCTTCAACGCGATGAGATGTACGTCCCGGTTCTTACACCGAGACGTAATACGCACCTGAACGAACATGCTGGGCTTTACGCCTGGCATGTTGGAGGTAATGTAAGCCCGTACTCCAGGGGGG